GTCTAAAGTTGTCTCGCTTTCCGACACTTTCCGACACTTCAAGCACATCCGAGCACATGGAGGGACTATAAACGCAGGTCAAACCATTTTCTCTACAGGTTTCGAGTCCCCCGGCTGGCTCCACTTTTTTCAGCAAAACCGCAGGTCGATATAGGTTCGCTTTCTGACGCTTTCTCACTTTTACTGCACATTTGAGCACATTTAGACACCCCAGAGCACATTTGAGCACACGAAAATGGTGCAAAAAGTGCCGTTAGTTTCCCTCCACTCCGCTGCCCATATTCTCTACCTTGGTATAGGTTTATACAGATCGGGACGACTTGCGGGGTCTTGTCCTGGCTCGGTCGTGAGCCGTGTGGTAGCGCTATACAGCATCGCTCCCTGTCTGGTGGCTTGCTTGTTCTACAATAGCACTCCAGGCACCCAGACCGCGATGAAGCTTGGACGGTTCCATGCTTGGGCATCGGTGCACGCTTTAGCGAATTCGTCTTGGAGAGCCGCCTGAGCCGGTCCCAGCGAAGGGTTGTCGAAGTCCAGAGGGACGCTTACATTTTTGACTGCCATTGTCAGTCTCCTATCTCTATCCATATATTTCCAGGCAATATCATCCAGCCGTTGCCGTAGCCGCCGTAGCCAATACTGCTCGCTTCAACGACGTTGCAGCAGAGCTTTGCGCTACCTATAGGGCTGAAGGTCACTGGCACAGGTAATATGCCGTCTACCCCGTCCCAGTCGGAATACATCTCATAGCTAACGACAGTCCCGCTATTCCATATTTCTATTTCGAACTCGTTGTATCCGAGAGTTACGTCGCCATACGATGCAGCGATTTCCAAACCTAGCGAGTTTTGTAACGACACCCATAGCCAAGGATTGTCGTCTGCTACCCAGAACTCCCAAGGCACGTCGATGTAGTATCTTGTCGCTCCGCCCTCTTCATCGGCGTAAACGAAGTCGATGCTGTCCGCCGAGAACGTAACCGTCGAGCCTGTTGGTCGGTATACCGTACAGGTATAGGTCGAGCCAGCCCAAGGGTCTCCGCCCAGTGTATAATGCCCGCTCATGCCGCCAACGGTGAGCTTGGTAAGCTGTGTCCCCGATCTCTGCGGGAATAGCAGAAGGTCGAAGTTTCCGGCTCCACTATCCACCATCGCGCTGATGTCGATCTCGCTGAACCGGCACTCGCCAGCGTTGAACTGCTGAAGGCTCACGCAGTCGCTGATGTCAATGGTCGAGAGCGGATTATTGTCAATGCAGAAACCGTCAAGTGAGGTGCAACCGCTGACATCGACCGAGCTGATGTTGCAGCTCGCTGCGCTGATCTCATACAAGTTTGAGCACCCGCTCGCGTCAACCGCTGCGAGGTCGAGGTTGTCGTTGACCCATAGGTTGATGAGGTTCGTACACCCGCTCGCATCGACCAGTAGCAAGTCATCGCAGTCTTGGAACTTGAACTCGTTGAGGATACCATCATTAAGGACGTGAACTTCTTTGATGCCTTGCGCTCCTATCACGTGGACGCAGAACATCTCGTCTGCGTACCAGCGTGTAAGCTCACCGCCAAAGAACTCGTTTTCCTCGCTTGGGAAGTCGGCGTATGAATAGCTCTGCTCCGAGCCATCGGTAAAGACTAGGCGGAACAAATCAGCGGTCGGTACGAACTTCTCCCACACTGTTACGCCATCATTGACCCACTTGGTCGCCTCGGAGCCGCTGACGAACAGCGCAGTGATGTCAAGCACACCCATTAGGGATTGCTCCCGTCTGTGGTCGTGTAGAGCACTCCACCACTAAGCCGACCACGCAGAATATCAGCCGGTAGCGTGACTGTGCCGCCGGACTGCGTGTAGATGTTAGCCCACACCTTGACGGCGGTGGTCAGTCCATCGGCACCGTTGGCTCCGGCTGCTCCGGTGTTGCCGGGATTACCCTGCGGTCCTGTGGCTCCTGTAGCACCAGTGGCTCCGGGATCGCCCTTCGCACCCTGCGCTCCAGTATCTCCCTTGGGACCTGCCACGCCAGTGTCACCTTTGGGTCCAGTCGCGCCCGCGTCTCCCTTGTCACCTTTATCGCCTTTGGGTCCGGGTGCGCCGGGATCACCCTTTTCTCCGGGATCACCCTTGTCGCCCTTGATGCCCTCGCCACCCTCGATTTGGCTGATAGCGTTATCGACGTATTGCTCGGTCGCTAGTCCGCTCAGGTCAGGGGCAGGTGGCGGGTTGTTCGGGGAGTAGACGCGCTGACCGCGCTCGATGATATGACCAGTTGTTGTAGCACCCCAGTTGTCCGTTTCGATATTGCCTCGATTGGTGAACTTACCGGACCTCAGAACATCACCATACGTATGGACTTTTTTGTCCAGCTCAGACTGATTGACAAAGACCCACACCATGTTCGAGGGGTTATACCACTCTGCACAAACGAGTATCTCACCCGCCGTACCCAAAGACCAAAAGTCGCCAAGTAGCGCACCTTTCGGGTCACCGTAAAAAGTGCGACCCTCCAGTGTCCATAGAATCGGAGTATTCTCATATCCAGCTGGACGCTGCTCTAGTTCTGCAGGAAATACACCAAGTGCGTTTGATGGTCCGCCACCTGAGCCTGAATCGCCGGGATCGCCTTTTGGACCGGGATCTCCCTTGTCACCTTTTATGCCTGGGTCACCTTTCTCGCCAGGTGTACCAGGATCACCGGGACCGCCGACGTCACCTTTGAGCTTGCCCGCGTCGAGTTTTTGCTGAAACGTCTCGCCGTCATCAAAGGTGATTGCCTTTGCGGGATGGGCGCCTGCCGCATCACGATACAACAGTTGACGGTGGTCAAATGTGCCATCTCCCCCACCGCCTCCACCGCCATGCTCCTCAAGAAAATCTACGCGAGATTCAAGTGAGGATATAAGCCCTGAGAGTTGATCGGCGATCGTCAGCGGGATTTCAAATATCGGGGAGTTGCTAAAATCGATGCCTTTGGACACGATCATCTGTGCGGGGAGGGTATTCATGACTAATTTCTTGCCATCGGTAAAACGCAGACCGTAGTAGTACTCGCCACTGGCTGTGATGGCGTTAGTGATGACATAGATAGCGCTTCGGTTGGTGATGGCGAGCTCGTCGCCACCGTCAATGCCTTTATTCTTACCTTTGCCCGCCACCGCGATAGAAAGCCCGAGCTTGTTCGTATCATAGGTCTTGACCGTGCCGTCATCATCAGGGTATCCATCGATAGTCGCAGGAAAGTTAAAGCGTACGGCTTCTGCGCGATTGTCGCCCTCGACGCCGATGTAGATTTTGTCACGATAAAGCTCGCGACCTTCAAGTGTGACGTTAATCATTCGCCGTTCCTTTCTGCGCTTTGTATCTGGAGCCAGCTATCGGCATGCTTTTTTGCCAACAGTTCGATATCCGCCTTCGTGCGTGAGTTGCCGCCCTCTTCGAGGTATTTGTGTCCGGCGTCTAGACGCTCGGTGATGGGAAGGTTGGCATTGTAGAACGCAGCCTTGAACTGGTTGCGCTTGATGTAGCTGATCTCTTCTTGGAGCTTTTTGGTGTCAAATCTTCCAATGACCATGTAGACCGCAACCACGATGTAGAGCACCATACGTGCACTTTCGAGCTCACCGAATGCGTTGATAGCTGTAGCCCACATTACTGTTCACTATCCATTTCAAGATCCTCTTGAGCCGCTCGGTTGGAAAACCAGCCCAAAGTAGCCGCAGAAGGCGGGATAAGTGCCACTGATATAAACACGCGCCAGTCCCAACCAGCATCCAGATAGATGAGAAGCCACGCAAGCAAAGCGGATGGAAACGTCTGCCACCAGGTTCTGTAACCACGCCAGAATGCGTAGCTCATCCAATCAGGGCAATCCCTGAAAAACGGTATCAAATACATCGCGCCTACCTCCCTACACTTTCATTTGCACTGCAACGATCGGACGATTCTTACCGACATCGTCACCAGCGAAATCATCACCCTCTGGTGTCTTGCCATTTTCCAGCCACCCGAAATAGGGCTGGCCAGCAACAGCGACACGCAGATCGCAACCTGTGACCTTAAGCCCAACGATGTGACGGCCGGAGTTGATATCTCCCGCGTATCCGTCGCCCTCTTTGTTCTTTCCGAACAGCGAGTTAGTAAACGTAGTGGTGTTGAGGAACTTGGTCTCACCGCTCATGAGCGTGGTGATCGTCAATGGCTTGCCGTCTTTGCGACGTGCTCGGATGCCATCGATCGGTTCGCTTTGCCAACCAGCGTATCCAGTCGCCAGGTTATCCGACGCTTCACTTACCGGACCGAGCCATCCATGCTTGCGGGTGTGGACCTCGTACTCAACTCCGCTCCCATAATTGGTGGGCGGTGTCGGTTGCGGTGGCTGTGATGGTATTGGTACCGGTGTCGGTGTTTGTTCAGCGCCAACATAGCGAAGAATGCACGTCCAAGGGTAATTGTAATAATTGTTGATTGCAGATTCGCGTCCAGTCTGATCTCCCTTCTTGCCACCTGCGATACCACCTTTCTCATTGATGGAAAACTCCATCAATCTGTCGGGTACCTGTGATAAGCACATCGCCACATGATACTGGTCATGTAGGTAGGCATCACCTGGCGATGCGATGAATGAGACCGGTTTGCGCACGAACGCACCAGTGGCACAGAGCAGGTTACTCATGTTGCCGGTATAACTCGCATTGTTGGTGTTGATTCCTGCCAATTTGTAGGCGGTGATGATCGCACTGGAACAGTCGAAATCGCCGTTTGGTACGGTGACTTTAGTTCCATCAGATAGCGTGATGACCTCGGTCGTCCCATCACCCCATCTGTAGATCTGATCGTATCCGTGTCCTGCGTCTCCGTCATGGGTGACTAAGTGCCTCATGATCTCGACTGCCTTTTGGATTTTGCTAAGTGCCATGATTTCCTCCTGTCCATGTAAAAAGCCGCCTAGCTGCGGCTCGGATGTTTAAGCAGTAGAGCTTACGCGGCTCTACCGACTACAATCAGCTTTAATCTGGCTGGAGTAGCCACGATCGTATAGTTCGGTGCCCCCGAATTGGTTGGGGCGGAGTTTACAATATGGACTCTAAGAATCCTGGTCGACACCGTATAATCTGCTCCAATAGCGAAGGTCCCCATTGTCTGTGTGTTCCCGATGTTGTGCCCACCAGTCGCGACCACCATCGGCGTGTAACTCGTGCTGAAAGGACTCATTACTGTTGGAATCGTGAAGTTTACTGTCTGATTATAGAAACCACCTGTTTGGGCATTCGGCGCCGCCCAGGCTATATTACCTAGTGTTAGATCGAGCTCTAGCTGTATGTAGCCATCTGAATATCTTGTGAGCGTTGCGTAATTGCGTGTGACCGTCACCGATGAACCACCTGCTGTAGCTGTTATTGCAGTCGTTGGATATGTTCGCTCCGAAACGTTGATAAGTCCAGAAATGGGATTATCGAACGTCGCCACACCACGAAATCTTGCATCCATGCCCACATCGAGTAGGTCATCGTATTCTGAGACCTTACCTATAGCCACGCCTCTGCCACCGGCTTTAAAGTCCATCGTGGTATACGCTGTCGGGACCACCACGATCGCTGACTGCGTGATAAAGTAGTCAGCGAAAGTCAACTGGACCTCGTAGGACAAATTGTTACTGATCGCACCTGCGCCAAGCGTGGTTCCGCCTGGTGACGCCCAACCACTCAGAGTTGTGGCGCTAGACCATGAAGTAGTGCCAACTGCACGCCATCGAGCGGTTGCGGTAGCGGTGTTTTTCGAGTTGACGGTGCTGTAGCTGCACGCATCCATCTTGATGTTGATGTATTGCCCATCGTCTTGCGCAGAGCCGGTTACGTCGCTTCTTTGGGCCGAATAGTCCTTGAGCTGAGGTTGCTCATAGGGCCTTACTGTAATGGGCACCGTCTTATTTACACTGCGACCTCGAGAGTCAGTCACCGTGGCGGTGTAGACGATATTTCCGGACTGGGTGATAACGCTTGTCGTTGCTGAGGCGGTTGACGCCGCAGTCGAGAACCCATGACCGGCTATCTTGTACGCTTTTATTGTCGCTCCGGCTCCTGCAACCGCACCAGTGATTGCAAGAGTTGACCTGCTTCTGTCTTGGACGTACTCATTCCAACCGGACGGAATTGCCGGCGATAGAGCGTTGTTAACCCTGGTATCGGTAAAATCTCCGATAGTCGGCAGATAGGGGGCTTGATCTGGGACCCGCGCAGTCCAGTTCTTGGTCACAGCCGAACCTAGCTGAGAGCCGCTCAGATATGTCGTGACGGTAACGGTGCCCGTCTTCGTCTCAGCATTGGGTATCTCATCGTTCCACGAGACAGGCGGATTGTAGGAAGCGGTCGTCGACGTCCCCTGGGTTGCCTGACTGATCGTATAGCTCTTGGTGCCAAGCACCCACTTGATAGAGTGTGTCGTAGCCGCGACCTCACGTGTGATGCTGACCGTGCTTCTGCCTGTCGGACCGGTCGTCCCAGATCCTCCGACAAGAGTAACATCTGAGGTGAGCGTAAAGCTGCTCGCCCTCTTGATCTGGTTGAGGGTAAACTGCTTGTCCGCCGAGAGGTTACCGACGCTGAACAGCCACCCCCTGAGGTTCGCATCGAAATCAGCATAGCCATTCGCATCGTGAGTGATAGTAAAAGAGCCCGATTGCAGGGGAATATCGACATTTAACGCCTCTAGGTACGAATATGTTGCGGGAGCTATCCCAGACAGCCCGATACGGCTTCCTGAGAGCAGCTGAACAGCCAGGTTGAACCAGCGAACCGTACCGTTGTGAAGCCCAGCGGTCCATTTGACCGTTGACTGATTCTTCGCGATGTTTTGTGTCGCGGTCCATGAGATGTAGAAATACGCACCACCAGCACCTGATGCCGTTGCGGTCTGAATCCTGCCTTGTAATGCCATCGACTATCCTATCCACACGAGGCTCATATTGCCGTTTGAACGCGGCATGAACGCATAAGGACCAAGCCGTAGTGATTCGAGTATTTCAGCGACAGTGATGTAGAGCATCTTGTCCGAGATGTATGCGACCTCTTGTCCTTCCTCCATAAAGGAGATTCGATCGTTTTTCAAAAGAACTTGAAACGGACTGTCGCTTCTTCCGAGCACAATGCCGTCTTGTGAGAAGCGAAAGAACACACGCAGGTTCTCGAGATCGGCTTCAACGTCATCACCAAGTTCGTTGATACTATCTAATATCGATTCAAACGTCAGTGTTAGATCTGTCGCAGTTTGCTCAAGAAGTGAGATCGTCTTGCTACTCTCACCCTCGACATAGAGCATGAGGCGGTCTTCCATGCGCATGATGGCAGAACCGATCTCTGCGAGTTTGCTTGCCACCTGCTTTTGGGTGAAGCCACCACCTGCTGTGGCGATGTTCTCCCCAACTCCTATGACGTCATGAGAGCCACCATAGCGCCAAGTCATGGCAGTTATAACGCTTTGCACCTCACCGCTTCTCGTGAGAGCTGACACGGGCTCTCCCAGCTCGAATGAGGGGTCTCCGGTAAATGTGACCTGAAAAGGCGTATAAGCGATATCCTTGATGTAGTCGAGAAGCTCTGAGAGCATATCCTCGGTGTTTTCGTTGGCATCATACATCGCGAACTGATTCTCACCCAAAGACAGTGTCATGCCGCGAGAGCCGACCTCTCCGGTCTCCAGATCATCTAACGTGACGAGAAGGGTGCGCCCTCCGCTTTTCGCCGAGACCGCATTAAAGGTCGTATCGACGTCAGCGATCTTGCTTGTCTTGATATGATCTGGGTGGATAGCATGAGAATCACCCTCAAAGAATTGTCTGACCTCAAGCTGGCCTTCTCGGTTGATGGTTCCAAACGCGCCAAGCCATGCGAGAAGATTGACCAGCACATCGAGCCATCGCTGCATCGAGGCATCTACTAGTATCTTGAATATCCTCGAAGCGTTAGGCATCGCGTTGATTTCTTGTTCGGTGGTCGCCAGCTCCACGTTGCATATCTCACAAGCCATGGTGATGATACTGTAGGCATCCCCTTCCCCGATAAAGGGCAGCGAAGCGCTTTGTCCGAGACCCTCATCATCTTGCTCGTCATCGGTTGTTACCTCCGGTAGAGGTATCTCAAAGCGGTACATTCGGTCAAGAGCCTTGATCGATACCGCGTCACCGGCTGCACGATCAGCCTCTATCACTCGGTAGAGCCCTAGTGGGACGTCAAAGGTCCCGTCAAGCGTCCTCAAAGTAAACGTCAGCTCGACAGGCAGCTCGATCGCAGTGAGCCGATCGATTTCAAGACCGCGCAGCGTGACCTCCAAAAGCCCCATGTAGCATGCGCCGAACTCGAATGCAGAGTTATACACCGCCTTGTTGTCTATCTTGAGTGTTCCCGGCATGACATTTGCCTCGGTAAAGGCATAGTCGCCGATGGTGCCCGAGAGAGTGTACTCGCGCGAGAGCGCGGTGATGGCATCTTTGTAGGCTTGCGTCGTCTGCATGTCAGAACTCCACGAAGGTCAGCTTGCCCGACCAGTAACTGTTGTCGATATTTGCGGTCAGATCATGACCCTCATCGGCCGCATAAAACAGTCCCGTCTTGGTGGTTGCTGTCTTGGTGTCGTGATAGATGCAGTTAAACGACGCGGGCTCTATCGCGCTCAGTATCTGGCTTGCCTGTGCCTTGGTAAGCATCTCGAAGGTGACCGCGATGGTGTGAATGCCACTACGCACCCTGTCTCTGACCATCACGCCGTTTTCTCCACGACCAGAATTCGGACCGTCGACATCTTCGAGCTTGACGGTGTATTCGGTCATCTTGCCTTCCGGCATGGTGACTCCGTTAGCAATTAGCAAAGCCATAGCCACCACTCCTTACAGCATTGAGCTCACCTTGACCCATGACATGACGGGCTATCTCAAGGCTGTCCAGATATATCGGAATCACAATCGATTGCTCTGAGCCGCCCATTGATTTGAGTGCTTCTGAGACTCCCGCTGCTACCGCTTGGGCAATCTTGGACTCTGGCGCGATGATCTCGCCCTCACGCTTGTTATCTCCAACGACTGCCAGTTGCGGTGTGTTCGCCTCGACAAATCCACCCTGCGCCAGTCTTGGCACATAGAGCTCGGAAAGTCGGCCGACACTCACGCCGGGGATCTTGTTGATCATCGAGATCGCCCAGTTGATACTGCGGATAAATCCGTTGATAGTGTTTTCGGCAAATCCGATTATGGCGTTTACGGCACCTCGGAAGGCACCAGACACCGCATCACCGACCGACTGACCGATATTCGTGAATTTAGACTTGATGGTGTCCCAAAGACCGCCAAAGAATGAACCGACGGAGCTAAACACGTTCTTTATTGCGGTCCACGCGGCGGTGAACTTATCCTTGAACCAGGTGTTTGCTACCTCAAAGACTTTTGTGATATCAGTCCATCTGTCCTTCGCCCAGGTTCCTATCGCTGAAAAAACAGCCTTGATATTGTTCCAGGCCTCGGTGAATCGGTCCTTATACCAAGTTCCGACAACACTGAATACTTTTACCACATCATTCCAGCGATCCTTGAACCAGGTACCGATAACCGAAAAAACAGCCTTGATGTTTTCCCAAGCTTCGGAGAAGCGATCCTTGAACCAGGTACCGATTGATGAGAAGATCTCCTTGATATTGTTCCAGATATTTGCAAAGAGATTCTTAATAGGCTCGACTACAGATGATTTGAACCAGTCAGCAACCTTACCCCAAATACCTTTGATCCAGTCCCAGCATTTGGATGCGGCTTCCTTGATATCGTCCCAATGCTTGATGCATACCACAATGATGGCGATAAGGGCTACGATAGCTGCAATGATCCAGATAATTGGACATCCAAGAAATGCGGTATTGAGCAACCACTGGGCTGCCGCCGCAATTCCAGCCTGTACTGCTTGCGCTGCGTTTGCTGCTGCCGCCGCCAAAAACTCGATTGCTGAAGCCGCCGCGTTCTTTGCCGCGTCAAGGAAGCTGATCGCCATACCGGCGATTGCGTCCCATGCCTCTTTGCCTTTATCAGCCAAGAATGAGATACCGTCTTTGAGTTTGCTTCCCAGATTAGTCGCTAATTCTGCTACGTTGGTTGCGGCATCTTTGAACTTGGTCGCGATATCGCCGAGATGATCTTTGAGCCACACAAAGCCATCTTTAGCATCCTTAAGCTTGGCTCCGAGATCCTTAAGGCCGGTCCCAATATCGACGATTTTGTCGTACACACCCTTGAGTACCATCGCACCGCCAAAGGTGGCAACAGCTCCGATGATGCGTCCGACGTTATCTTTGTTGATATCTATCTTGGAAAGCCAGCCATGGATCTTGTCGAGCCAGTCGGCAACGGTGTTGAGCACACCGGAGGTCTTCTCAACATCGAGGTGTTCGTCGACCCATTCGGCAAATGCCGCAACGATGTCAGACACGATACCGATGATGTCGCTTCCGATGTTGAGGATGCAGTTAAACACCCGCTCTCCGCCACCGTCCCAGATTTCAAGGATCTTGTCGGTGATACGCTTGACCGCTTCAGATACACGGACGAAGTTCTCGACCAGCTTGTTGGTAAACTCGGCGGCGGTATCTGATGCCCACCAGTTCTCGATCGCCTTAGTGATACGCTCCACCAATGAGAGGACATTGTTTGCTGCATCCCAGATGGCTTGCAGACCCTTCTGCCCGTTTTCAGATAGCCAAGCTCTGCTCCATTGGTTCGCGATGTTTCCGATGGTGTTAAAGATATTGGTGATGATCTGCAAGATGATGGCGCAGGTTGTCTGCCCTGTTCCGTTTTGCCAGATAGCGTTAAAGCTCTGACCGATGAGCGAGAACAGGGTGCCGACACTTGACCAGGCATATTTGAACGCCTCGACGACTTTTACACCTTTGGTCTGCCATGCATACTTGATGGGATCGAAGAATGACTCGAGCTTGCTTTTGATCTTATCGATTGCTTTTTCTGCAGGAGACGTGTCGAAGTCGAGTGCTCCGAGATCACCGATGCCTCCGGCGCCACCGCCACCGCCACCGCCACCAACATCGTCCGCACCCACTGCGGGAGCATTGAGACGGTTGATCTTGTCAAAGCCCATCAGGGCTTTCATGGCTTCTTTGGCTGATTTCTTGGCTGATGTGCCTACATCGGCGGCAGAACCCGCCATATCATCGAGCTCGTCTGAGGCGGCACCGACCCCAGCACCGATATCGGATACGGCATCGGTAACCCCTTGGGCGCCCACACTGATCTTCTTGCCGAACAGGGCGGCTATGGCAGCTACCGCACGCATGGCGATATTGGTAAGTGCCACAAGCCCTGTCATGAGCCTGTTGACCGCCCGTGTGATCATCTGGATGAATCCGGCGATATTGGCTTGCCCGATGGCGTCGACGATGTTTGCCAGTCCGCGCACGATAGCGGTTCGCAAATTAGTCCATGAGGTGGCGATGCCACCGGCGGCTTCTCGTGCCTGTTGCTCGAACGAGGCAAAGCCGTCGACCCCCTCTTTGTTGAGCTTCATGATCTCGCCCATGAACTGATTCATCGAGACAGAACCGTCACGAAGCGAAGCTCCCAGCGCGTCGGCATCGACCATGCCCATACTTCGCGCTACTTGGGTCAGCTGGGCTGGCATGGCACTGATCATTGAGCGCCACTCCATCATGTCTGGCTTGCCCTTCGAATAAGCCTGTGTCAGTTGCTCGACGGCGCTGCGCTGAAGCTCTATCGGGGCGTTTCCGGCGATGATTGCATTGTTCATCGCCAAAAACATCTCGGTTGAAGCTCTGAGGTTACCGTTTTTGGCCATGAAGCGCTGGACGCTAAGTGTTGCGTCGTCAAGAGCGGTGGGAAGCCCGATGAGCTTGTCGGCGAGGTATTTGATCGTCTGAGACGATTCAGCCGCCGAGATCCCCATATTCTTCATGATGGCGGGGAAGTTATTGAGCGTGTCCACACGCTTGACCACATCGCTTATCAGCGACCCAATCTTGCGCAGCGCACCGAGAACGAGCTGGGAGAGGGCAGCCCCGACACTTGCGGCGATAGCGGTAATCTTGCCCATCTTCATCGCTTCGCCGATAAAGCCCCTGCACGAATTACGAGCAGCGTCAAACGGCTGCGTCAGCTTCGATCTGATAGACGTAGCGCCAGAATTGCACATCGCGTCTAATCTGCCTTTATCAAATCCGATGTCGAAATTGATTCGGCCAGCCGTTGTTGCCATCTACTCACCTCGCTCTCAGTTGTTTCTTGCTATCTGTTTGAATGCGCCTACCAGTGCTGCAGCATTTGATTTCTGCACAGCAAGCGACGGCGCTTTGGCGTGTTTTTCCCTCCACCTGTCACGAATCAGGCGCTCGGCAGGACTGAAATCCTTGATGCGTTTCGGATCGGTCTCTGAGCGGATGCGCACGACGTTACCAAGTGGAGTGTCGCCGTTGAGTCCAGTGAGCAGTTGCGCGAATTCGCGGAAATCCATATCGTCTTCTATCTGTAGCCTGATACCGTATTGCGTCGCAAACGACGCAACGATCAGGTCGTAATCTTCAAATAAGTCGTAAAAGCTAGGACTTTTGAAACCCGTCGCCTTCGGCGGCGGAGCCCTCGTTTCCTGTCGCTGCTTCAAGAGTTGACTCTATCAGCATCTGATACGAGTAAAACGACAGCTCTTTGACACCGAGATCCTTCTCGATTTTCTTGACACAGCCCTTTCCTAAAAGCATGTCCAAACCTTGCTCGAGCGCTTCGACATCGTCTTCGGGGGATTCCTTCACAAACTTCATAACCGCTAAAACGTTTGTGCGTCCGTTGTTGACCTTGTAGAGCTTATCGCCGATTTTGATGAACAGTTCTTCTGTTCTCAGTCGGCTTGTGATATCGACAACTTTGCTCATTGCAATTCCTTTCAAAAGTGAGAGGCGGCGCCCATACACAAAGCACCGCCCCTCATACGTGTATGTCAGGTAGTTCCTAGCTTGAAGGTGGGGTGATCGTGGGAGCACCGTCACTCATCAAGTCCAGTCCAAGCGCCGATACGGCGGTGGACTCACCGAATACCTCGGTGATGTTTGCGACGACGTTTTGCTCGATGGTCGAACCATCAGGTAGACCGATCGAGATTTTGGTCGATGCGTCTTGCCCGATGGCGAACTTGAGACTATCGAGATAGTCATTGCCCGGATCGCCATAGTAGCGCTTGCCAGCAATGCTCATCGTCCAGTTCTTCGCCGTGACAAGGCGTCTGAGCCATCCGGCGCTGTCCATTGGAGTCCACTCCTCAACACCGCCGTCAATGCTCATTGAAAGAGAGGTCAGCTCTTTGGGAGTGACCATCTCAGTCTTGGTTGACGCAACACCTTTCGTCCCAACCTTGAACTCGACATTGCATACAACGTCGACTCCGACAAATAGTGGGGTTGTAGCCATACTCACTCTCCTTTCTTACGGTAGTAGATCGTCATTTCAATTACTCGTTCGAAAATGCCTTCGGCATCTTGTCCGACATCAACAGGCTCCTCATAGGCAAGGTCGAGGTAGTCGACGACGTAGCCGTCCATCTCTACTTGTCCGCACCCGTTGAGTGCCTCGTGCAGATCCTTTGCAACTTGCTCGGTCTCGATCGAATCATCGCTCCAATGGATGAGAAGTCTGACTGTCTTGACAGCGACGTCCTTGGCACGTGCAAGTGCCTCAATGCGCCCTATGTTCATCCCCTGGTAGATGCCGAGGGAGCGTTGCTCTTTGGCATTAAGAAAGCCACAGTAGTATGTGGCTTCGTTGGGGTTGAGTCGCTCGATAAGTTCGAGCACATCTTCAAGTGTCATAGTCCTACCTTCGTACACATCTTTGCGAATGTCTCCAATACCCACGCGTTGCGATCCCCACCCGCACAATACGGCTCGAACCAGAGCGCTCCCGCGTTGAGATTTTGCTCACGGCTGAAATTGTATTCGGGATGGTAGTAGAGGCGACGCGCATATGCGGTGTCGTTGCAGACGACCACACGACCGAGCTCTAACACCTCGGTATACATCGCCTCGCCTTGCAGGATGCCGATGTCGCGCGGAATGGTACCCGCGTTTCTCAGATCACCCATGATCGCGTCAGCTGTCATCTTAAGTGCTTGGGTCATCTTCGCGTTCATACCGGCTATCGCGCCGGCATAGAGCTCGACGCCGCTCATCAGCACAGCACCAGTCGCGTGTAGTTGACCGTGCCATCGGGGTTTCTCGCCTTGGTGCCCTCGTGGATCGAATACTCGATACCATGGGCTGTAAGCGTCCCGTTAACGATCGGCTCGTGTCCAGGCAGAATGTCTCCATTGAACAGGGCAACGGCTTGGATATCGACCGTGCGCTTGTCGCGGGTCAGTATCCTCTTTGCCTCAATTGTGAGGTTGCAGTTCAGGTTGTCTTGAAAAAGCACCTCATACTTGCCTCTTGAATTGGGATCGTTGCTCTTGATGGTGACTACCGCCTCGGTGCGGCTGTCGGCTTCACGTACGAGCCTTGGCCACTTCATCGATACCTCAGATTCAGCGTGGTCAGCCCCGACTGCTTGAGCGTGTCAAAGGCTTCTCGCGACCACGCGACTCCTCGGATGATAACCAGTGCCGGACATTCCTCGAGCGCGACAGAGACACCACCGATCGAGTAGCTTTTGATCGCAGACTCGATGATGTCGGCGTTCTCGGCGATAAACTCTGCTTGGAGACATACCGCCTCGGCGATGACCTCTTTTTGAAAATCAGTCAGCACATCGAACCCTTTACGGCGAATGCGGTTAAAGGTCGCACCATCGACGTCGCGTGAAGCGCGTCTGAGTCGCTCGGGAGCATCATCCTTGGCAAGGGCACTACGCCCCAGATCAATGTATTGCTGATACGTCACATAAGGTTTGTACATGCCCCCACCTCCACTTATTTCTTAGCTTTGGGTTCCTCGACGCCTTCATCGACTACTTCCTCTTTGGGTTCCTCGACGCCTTCATCGACCCATCCAACAATCCGTGCCATGATTACCTCCTAAGCGACGTGATGGACCTGGATACCGGCAAGCTTGTTATCGTAGTGATCCGCGAGACCGTAGTTGCGATATGCGATCAGCCAGCCATCAGCGCTTTGATTGACATCAGGCGCGATGATCTTGGGAACTACATGCTTGGTTGTCTGAATGATCGCTGGCTTATGGACCGCCATGATATTGATGTTCTTAAAGCCGGTCGCGGTGGTAAAGCCACCACCAGTCTCGCCGGTAGAGGTTCCATCAAGCTGCTTGATCGCGGTCACGAAACGAGCCTGTGGTACCGTCTCAACTACTGCAAAGCCATCAAGGACCGCCTTTGATTTGGTGGTATCCAAATCATCGATAAAGCCCTTTACAGCATTGGTCAGATACAGGACACGATCAGTCTCTGGAACCTGCGCGTCGTTCATGGTGTCGACCATCTTGCGAATCGCGGTAACGGCATCGGTCCCGTTTGCGATCGTTCCGGTCTTGACATAGGTCGCCGCAGTAGATGCTGCCTTTGCAATCCCTGCATAGGTTGCAAAGCGGAACGCGTCGAGCTCAGGTACGACCTGCGTACGCAAAAACTCACCGAGCAGATTGGCAACGATGAGCTTGAGAGCTTCCTCGTCATCCATCGCATCTACCGTGAACAGGCGTCCACGATCGAAGTTATGCGCAATCGTTTGCCAGGTAAGGTTGACATCGCCCTTCACGTACCCATTGGCGCGTGAGTAGTCACCCAGTCCCTGCATCGACAGTTTCGCGACGTTGAACTCACCGGCGTTTGTGCCAGCTTTGATGACCTCCGCTCCGCTGTCTAAGACGGCTGTCTTGGACGCATACTGATACACTTCATCGAGAATGGTGGTCCAATTGACAGCAGTCAAAATGTTGTTAGCCATTACTATCCTTTCTGTTTAGGTGGGACTCCTGCCGCCTTTAGTAAGGCGTCAAGACCGTCCCCGGTCACGCCTCCGGTCGCCCCAGAGGCTCCTACAGGTGTAAACCCAGCATTGGCAGCTGGATTCTTGAACTCCGGACGTCTTTTTAGGACCGCTTCGAGTGCCTCTTTGGCTTTTGCCTCATCAAGCACACCGTCAACCACGCAACTATCGAGCCTTGCAAGCGTAAGAGCGTCTTCGAGACTGTCGGCATCGACTTCAAGTTCTTTGGCGATCTTTGCCGCTGATTTTTGAACCTGGCGCAATGCTTCGGCTGCTTTGAAGGCGGCGTTCTCATCTCTGAGAGTCTGCAGCTCCTCGTTGGGAGCGGCGGCTACCTGCTTGCGGTAGTCTTTGTACGCTGCCTTAAGCTCGGCTGCCTCGTCGTCTGTCAGCCCCTGCGATCCCTTCATCCCGTCGATGACCTTGTTGGCTTTGGCCGGTGCGGTCGAATCGACGATCTGGGCGATCTTTGCAAGCAGATCATCTTGCGATGGTGCTACCGGTGGTGTCGGTGCTGCAACAGGTGCAGCGACCGGTTCTGCCGGTGGCGCTGGCTCGGCTTGCGGTGTCGGCTCGGGCGTGGTGCTGGCTACGTTGTCCATTTCAACATCCTTTCGTTTTGGGCCCGTACGGCCATTGCGGTTTTGGCTCGTCAGCCATTGAAAAAGCCCCTTGCGGGGCTGCTTAATACGGGGTTTTATGTCTTCAGCAAGTTTCAGACATCAAAAAAGACCCCGAAGGGTCTTTGGTTTGACTAGCATAGCACTTGTCTTTATGTTAATACTTGGTAGTTAGCGATAATATGTTCGCCTCTTGCTCTGTGACCGAATTCATCAAGCAACTTGAGCTCTGCTTTCATATCATCAGGCATTGTGCCGATATGAATCGCTTTGAACTTATAAGTGTCAAGACGTTCGAGATACTCAGATTGTTCCTCTGTCAGTCTCACGGTACTACATCATTCCTTTCTTCACTAATTCTACCACCTCACGTGCAAACGGACGTGTTTTCG